TATTTTACAGAAAATACTATTAATTTATCTACAAGTGATATAAGCTCTATTGATATAACATATTATTCTGTAGACACAGATAGCGAAGGTTTTCCTACTATAGCAGATAATCATGAGGATGCAGTTTCTGCATATTTAATGTACAAATATAAAGCAAGAGATTATTGGAATGGTAAATTACCTAGAGCTATTTATATTGATTTAGAAAGGAATTGGTCTAGACTTTGTGCACAGGCAAGAGGTAATGATAATA